CCTGCGTCAACTGCGAGCCGGTCACGGCGTCGAGGACCGCCTTGACCTTGCGGGCGGCGATTGAGGCGTCATCGAGCAGTGCTTGGAAATGCGGGTCCAAGGTTAGGTTCATTTCGCGGTAATGGGAGATGCCACCGCCCCCGGAGGCACCGAGGACGCGACAGCGACACCCGTCACCTCCTGGATCATCGGGCACGCGGCAGCGGCGGCATTGGCATTGTTGCGGAGCGCGGCCACCGTTCCTGATGGATTGGCGCGGGAGCCTGTCGCCTGATCCGCGATAACATAGACAATCCCCGAAGCGGCGCACCACAGCGACACCGCGTCGTGCCCGACCTGCTTCGCGATGGCGAGTTCGAGCTGCAAGTTGGACACCTGTTGCGGTGTCAGGTTCGCGCATCCGCCGAGGGATGCAGCGAGGCCAAGGACGAGGATCATCGGGCGCATCAATGGGGCTCCATCGGCGCTGTTGTCGTGATCGAGCGCAGCACGGCCATGAGGATCGACATGCCGAAGGCCGTCCAACCGGCTTTTGTGTCTGGGAGCGTGGCGACCGCGAGAACGCCGCCAATGGCCGTTATGGCCGACGCGATATAAGTCCGATAGCCCTTCATCATGTTTACTTTCCGTTAATTGAGAAGATCATTCAGCCAAACCGCACTTAGTCCGCTCATGCTCGGCCTGCCAAAGAGGCGGGAAATCGTGGCGATTATATTCATCTTGCACGAGACCGACAAAATGGGTCCAAACCTTCGGGTCAACCGTAGGATCACGATGGCCACCCCCGGCTTGGCCTAGATCGTAGTGCGAGCAAAACCCCGGGCCGACGCCGCCGCGCGCCCACCGAATCGGGATTTGCAAGTGATGCAGGTGGAAGGCGATGATCCGGGCCACGGCCTGCCATTCGGGCGCGGAAAACCCCTTCGCGGCAATCCCGGCCATTTCAAAGCCGATTGAGCGAGAGTTGAACGCGCATGCGTGCCACGCCTTGTCCGAGATATCGACCATTTGAGTCACTTCGCTTCCATCTTCCTTGATGACGAAGTGAGCTGACACGTTGGAGCGCGATTGAGCAAACCAACTGATCGACCCGGAATAAGAGCCTTCCGTATCATGAACCACGAGAAGGTCGACGCGCGCACCGTGGCGCGCGCTGAAATTCGGTGACGGAAGCCATTTGAGAGGGGGAAGCATGAGGGCCTTTCAGGTAGCGCCCATGGGCGCGAAAAAGCATTGCGTTTTGACCGGATCGCCCCAACGGAATACCCAGAATTCACCGTCAACGGAAGGCTGTGACCGACTGAATGGAACGATTTCGCCGGTATCGTCGAGCTGATAGCCGCCCGGGACGATGCGCACCTGTTCGCGATCTAGGTGCTTAACGTCGTTATCGCCGCAGCAAAGGCGCTTTGTGACGGAATCGACTTCCCGGCCATTCCACCATTTTTCATGAGCATTCGCGGCGCGATCCATCGCGAGCAGGATCACAACGGCCAACAGGGCCATAACGCTTCCGAGGACCAGCAAGGTTCGAACGGCGTCGTCGCTTTGATCGCGGGACATAAAAGCCCCCATGGCCTAGATGATTCGCCATGAAGGTTATCATCGATCAAGTCTGTCGGACACTCGGGAACGAACCTTAATTTGCGTTTACCTTGTCTACCCAACCATGAATTGAAATCCCCGCCGAATTGCCAGTATTGGACGCATAATAGAGATTGGTGCTTTCAAGTATCACGCGGCCTGAAATGGCACCCCAGCTCCCGCCCGCGCCAATATAGGGCGTTTCCATGAAAGGTGGGTTTGTCGTCGAGGCCGCAGGGCCATAGGCATTATTCGGGGCCATAATGGCGGCTTGATTGATATTGTTCGGAACGATCCAGAGCGTTACGTCGACAGCGGTAGCCGTGGCGGGAACCTTGCCCGTTAGGCTGGCTGAGGTCCATGTTGGCGTTGTGATATTACCAGACGACCCGGTGATTGCCGTTGGCATCGCGGCCGTGTTCGTGGAAGCCGTGACCGTATATTGCGTTTCCCGACCGGATTGAAGAGTCCGATAGAGGACCGACGATCCATCGGTAATCATGGCCCCGACGCGATATTTGAAAGTATAGCCGCCCGGCATGGTGGGAGCCGTGGCCGACGTCGAAGCAAGGCAACTGAAAGTCGACCCGTTCGAAGTCATGTAAAGATGATAAACGGTCGATGAGGCAATCGAGCCTGTATCGATCCCCTTATCTCCGGTTGTGCTTAGGTTGACCGTGCAAGCCGACGAATACCCGGAAATCGTCGTTAGAACATTTCCGGAGCTGTTGGCCAGCGCCGCGGAATCGGCGGTTATGTCAATTTGCGTGTTCGGGGTGCCGCCATTGTTCTTGATGACAAGCCCATTGGCGCCGGGGACGCCGTTCGACGTAATCGGTGACCCAGCCGCCTTGTTATATTCCTTAACAAGCCAATTCCCGGACCCAAGATATTCCGCGATGGCCGTGTCATTGGCGGCCGTCGTGATATTCGCCGTTCCCGGCAAAATAAGCGAGGTTGCGTTGTAAGTCAGGGTAAGAGCGCCGCTGAATTTCAGGAAGTAGACCGGCTGAAAAGTGTTCGCGCTTGAACCAAAAGCGGTGATCGTCGTCGTGCCGGTGATAATGGCATTATGCGTTGTGACGGTTCCAAGATCAGTCGTCCCGGCTGACGCGATGGAGGTCGCGGTCCCCAATTCCGGAACAATTGGAGCCCCGCTCGCCCTCACATAATCGAGAACGCGCCAATTGCCCGATCCAAGAGCAACGACAACCGCGCTATCCCCAGCGGCGGTGGTTATGTTGGCCGCGCCCGGGATGATAAGTGACGTCGCATTGTAGGTCAGGGTCAACGCGCCCGCGAAATTGATGGACTTGATCGTGCCAGTGGCCGCCGTTGAGCCGAAGGCCGTGATCGTGGTGGTCCCGGTGATCGAGATATAGCCTTCGGCCTTCGACCCAAGGTCAGTCGTTCCGGAGCTGGCGAGCGTTGTGGAGCCGCCGGCAATCGGGTCAAGCCAAAGATGATTAGTCGGATCGACCGTCCCCATGACGACCCAAGAAGCGCCGTCATAAATTTTCAGAACCTTTTGGCTGGCCGTTGTATCAAGCCAAATCTGGCCCTGAATGGCGACCGCCGTGCAATCGGTTGCCGGGGCAGACGACCCGCTGTTACTTGATATTAACGCCGCAATGGCGGCATTGATATTTTGTGACAGGGTGAGGCCCGACACCGTGCCCGTCGTGGGCATGCAGCCGGTTCCCTGAGCCGCCCACGCGGGCGCGCTTGCGAGCAATCCAAGGGCGATGAAGCCGCGTGAGAGCCAGTTCCGCATTTCAATAGCCTTCCACATAGACGTCCACACCCGTTCGATTCACCCCGACGCCACCATTGAGAATCGTGATGGTGACCTGAGATTTCGTAAGACCGGAGAGTTGATAAACGTCACCGGCCGTTTCCTGCCACGCAAGAGAGACGGCGGGCAGGTTACCAGCATTCGGCCCACCATTGAAGGCCCCGCTGCTTCCAGCTCCGTCCGGCTTGAATGTGATTGTGGTGCCCCCGGAGGATATGGATTGAGCCAGATAATGGTCGATCCGGGAGGGAACGAGGACCGTGTATTTGAACGACAGGCAATAGGGGATAATGGCCGGGTCATAGGTGACAAGAGTCATTCGGAAATTGAAACGCCTGCCCAGATACACGCCCGGAACGAATTTTTGCCACGCGCCAAACGACCCGGAACCCGGGTCCACCTGAATTTCAGGGTACACGTCGACGAAATCGGCCGATGCGCCGCCGAGAATGTCGGGTGCATTGAGAATATCGGTGATTGTCAGGATATTTTGACCAGCCGGAGAGCCGGTCGCATTCCAGATGACATTGATCGGACAGGGGGCGGCATATCCAACGTCGATGATATCGGATGAGGGGATTGTATAATGCCCTGATGCGATGATTCCGCCGTAGTTCAATATGTCAGGCGTAGTGAGGACGTTTGCATCCGAAAGGATATTCCCGCCGCCTCATAAGGGAAGGTACGCTCCATCGACACCGAAGCCATTTTCGAATGTACCCTTCCAGCCGTTGGCCTGTTCATCGATAGTGGCCAACACATTCGCCGTGAGGACATTACCTGAAATCGTGATCGAGGCCGGCGACCCCGACGTGACGACGAGGCCCGCAACGGGCTGGACGATTCCCGTGATCCAGTAGGTTGCGTCTCCGAACACGATAAAGGGCGGGTGCGCGAAGGTGCCAAGCGGGATCGACGTTGCATAGGTCGTGCCCTTGCTGATCTGGTAGCGAATCCCGTTCCTGAAATCCTCGATTTCATCCCACCAGATTTCAAGGAATCCGGCGTTAAACTTGGTGCGAAGGTTCGTTGGCACGGGTAGGGGCGAGGACAGGGCCGCGCCAGTGAGCGTGTAAGGATAGGCGCCTACCGTGGCGAGGCTTGGCGCCCCGCCGCCCCAGATATTGAACGGCTGGAACTTCAAATAGATCGTCGATCCGATCCGGTCTTGCGTGTAAGGGATTTGCGCGACTGAATTATCAAGGCGCAGAAAAGCCTTCCCGCTGGCATGCGAGGCAATCGTTGTCCCGTAAGCGCCGCGCACGAAAGTCGTCAGGTTGTATTGATTGGCGCCGGTCAGGCTGGCGTTCTGGTAGGCGACGATTTCGCCGTCCACATAGCAGGCCGTGTTGAGCCCCGTCATATCGGCGGCCGTACCGGACAACAGCGTTCCCGCGCTTTCCCGCAGGTCAACCGCCATGGTGTTCGTGGAATCGATTGTTTGCCCCGACGGGGCCGATGACACCGATGCGAACGAGCTGGCCAGAACGCCCATGCGGGCAGGGCCGTTGATGGTCTCAATGAGCGTGTAGGTCGCATCGTCATACGAGGCCCACACAAAGCACCCGCCCCAGAGGGCGGTGTTAACCCCGCTGACGCCAACCCAGACAGCAAGGCCGCCCGCGAGCTGATCCGGGGGCTCGAATATGATCGGCATATTGAGCGCGCCCGGGTCTTGGTTGTTGTTCCGCCCGGCGCCAAGGTTCACTTCACGCTGATAGGCCGTGGATGAGATGGTCCCCGGAAACGATTCCGCGACGAAAGTCAGCGTCATGTCGTCATTTTCGGTGATTTCGATGATTCGGACGGGGAGTTTTGAGAACCCGAGCGCCGGTTCCGTCAGGGTCACGATATCCATGGGGTCGAGAAGGATAAACGGCGCGGGCAAGGTGAATTGATAATTCACCGCTATTTTCTCCACCCGCAAAAGCAGGTCGACCGCCGTGGCGGCGGCCGATTGCAAGCAGAAAAAATGCGCTTGAACCAAGTCGCCCAGCCTGATCGCCCCGCTCAAAAGAACATCAGCATCGTCGTGGGAATAGACCGTGGCTGGATTGTAAAGATTATTCCTGTCCAGATATTCGAGTTGCGTTCGGTTTTTGATTTCAATCGGGTCTCGGATCGAGATTGAAATCGACGACGCCGTACCTTGGCTGCCTTTGTTGGGCAGGTAATCATTAACGCCAATATCGTAAACGGCCGTGTTGGATGGCGTGTAAGTGTACCCGTTGGCGGTTATGGCCGCATCGCCCCGGGGGATGATCTGGAGCAATCCGCCAGACCATACGAATTCGCTATTTGTGGCCTTGGTTAGATCGGTCAGGAAAGAGCCCGCCTCGACAGAATCGGTCAGCACTGGCGAGACCATGAACCCCATGGCGCGGCAAAAATTTCGGTAAGACGTGAACGAATCCACAACGGCCGAGGGCATCCCAACGCCGTAATGAGTATTTGTAAGCATGTCGCCAATAACGTCGGCAGGGTTGGCATCAGGTCCAAGCGCCGGAATATCCGAGTTTGTCGAGAACAAAACCTCGAAATTGAAATTCGGGATGGTTGGCGAGCTGCCGAGCGGAATGCTTTGAAAACATGCAAGCGCCTGCCCGCGATAATTCAGGGATTGCGAGGGGTGCGCGCTGGCAAGATAGGACCAAGCGGATTGAGCATATCCGCCAAGAAGCGTCGTGCAATTATAGATGGACGCCCCGTAACTAGGCGTGATTCCGAGGACCGCTAGCTGGGCGATGGTCGCGGCGGGCGGCGTGACAAGGAAATCGACCGCGCTCCCGTTGAAGATGGTCAGGATATTTGAAATCGGTCCTTCACAAAGAGAAAGCATGACAGAGGCGAAATAATTATATTGGCCTGTCCCATTCTTTCCGTTGAGACCACCACCCTTGCCGCCTTGCTGTGGAATCTGGGCCGCGACGAAGTCGCCAGCCCATATGACGTTGCCGGCAAGCCGGGCCTGTCCCCAGCCCACGGCGCGCGGGCGACCCTGCTTAGACGTCTGGATGCGTAGATTGCTGGCAACCGGCGTTTGCGAGTTCGCCCGGCCGGTTGAGCCAAAGAGCCATGCGCCCACTGCTCATTCCTTCCATGGCGAAAAGATTCGGTAATCAAGACCGCGCAAATCCGCGTCGCCTACCCGCGATTCGATGACCATCCGGGACAACTTATGCGCGTGAATAATCCGCTGTGGCCAATCCGCGACAATGGCGCCGTGGGCAAAGCACCGGCCAATTTTGAAAACGACGATATCGCCCGGCCCTGCCTCCGATTCTTCAATTGGCCTCGCGTATTTGGAGACGTACCCGAGGAACAATTCCTCCGACCGATGCAAAAACCATTGCGCGGAATAGGCCGATACCTCGAATTGATCGACGAGGCCCGCTTCCTCATAAACCGCCTTGACCAGCATTGCGCAATCGACGCCAACGCCCTTTAGGCAGGCGTTATCGTGAAAGGGCGTGCGCATCCATCCAAGGGCGGCCTCGACGACCCTTGCGCGCTGGGCTTCAATTTCGGCGGGAATCATCCAAGGACTGTCTCCGGGATCGGGATATACGGTTCTCCGGAGAAGTTGGCCAGATTTGAGAATAACGTGCAAGCGGCCTGTGTGCGTGCGCACCCGGGATAGACGTTGAACGTATCTCCGGGGCTGACCGCGAAGGGGAAGGGCGAGAGCAATTTGAACAGGTTCACGCCATCCCATGACGTAATCGAGCAGGCGAACCCGTTATTGAGCCCGCTTGTCATGGCGATCTGCCCGAGCGAATAGGTGCCGGAACCACCCGGGGCGGCCGGCGTGGCTTTGATAAGCGATTGAGTCGACCCTGCAAGCACCGTTCCGGTCTTGACGTAGGTTGCGCGATTGAGCGTGCATCCGGCATCGTAGAGCGTATATCGGCAGGACGACCAATATCGGTTCAACGGGAATTGCTGCGTCAGGATCGACTTGTAATCCTTGATCGTGATCGTTGCGCTCGTCGTGCCCATGGCAATAGGCCCGACAAGCCCCCGGAATATGGTCAACATGCCTGTTGGGACAGCTCCGGAAATAGCAACGGGCGGGACTGGCACCGTGGGAAAGTAGGCACGCTGCACGAGGACGTCGGCGCCATTCAGGGCGCCGGCGGCAAGCGCCTGCAACCAAGGGGTTGAGCCGATTGTATCGGGCCATGGAGTGCCGGAAATCGGGTCATTGGCGCGCGGCATGACCGTGAACGTCCATTGATCTGAATCAAGGCCCACTTTCCAATGCGCTGTTGGCCGCGCCCCGGCGGGATCGACAAGCACCCCATTCGCGACCCAAGTGTTTCCGCTAAATGAGATAGGGAAATTGCCGGCGGCGATGCGGAGGACCGGGCCGCTCAAGAGCGTGAACGTGTAGCAAGTCCATGGCGAGAACGTGCCGGAATTGATGAGCGATATGAGGGGGGACGACGCGGACTTCATCCGAGCAGGACCGATGAAAAATTCAGGCTTTTAACTTCCCACCATCCAGACCCAGACGATGCAAGATCAAGTATGTCGTCGTCGAAATAGCACAGCCAGTTATAGTTTCCAGTCCACGTCAGGGGCGCCGCATTGGCTGGCGCCGAAACAAAGGTAACAATCCCCGTCGAGCCAATCGTATAATCCGTGGTAACCGTTTTCAAAGACCCGTTGACGTAGATCGATGGCGCCCCCGTTGGCAGGTAGACATTCTCCGTGAACCCACCCAGCGAGCGCACAAGCTGGAATGTTTTCGTCGAGCCATCGCCAGTTCAGAACGCCTGCGCCGTGACCGTGTAATCCTCGACGGCTTGGTAGGAGAACGCCGTCGCCGGGCCTAGCATCTGGCAATAGAATGCCGTCAGGGTTTGCATATCCGAGAAGGATCGGAGCGACCGGAGAATGTTGTAATCAACCGTCCACCGCCATATGGGCGAGTTCAATTGAGCGTATCGGCTTGTTCGGCCGCCAAAGGAATCTTGCGTAACCGTCGAAAAGACAGGCTTCCGCGCGAATGGATAGGCGGCGAGATTCGTGAGAGAAGGGAAGACCTGAATTGTCATTAGTAGGATGGCCTCAAGCTTCGATTTGAGTTCATCATATCACGGACAATGGTTGTGAGCGCGCGGCCATCCAGAATAGCGCCATGGAAGTGATTA